TTCCCTGTCTATCCGCTGTCCGCAAAACCATTGATTTTATTAGCTTTTTGCCGCTATCGCTATCACACCTCATTATTTAACCGTCCCGGATTTCAACAGCTTATCGACGATATTGAAATCGGACTTGTTTCTGCCGTAATGGTTAAAGATTTATCCCGCCTGGGTCGTGATTATGTTTCGGTAGGTAATTATACCGACAGCTATTTCCCCGAACATAATGTTCGTTTTATCGCCGTGAACGACGCCATTGACAGCGATGAGGGAGAAAGTGAAATTGCACCGTTCAAGAATATCTTAAACGAAATGTATGCAAGAGACATTTCAAAAAAGATTCGTTCATCCCATAGGCTCAGAGGCAGTATGGGAGAGCCGTTATCACAACCGCCTTACGGATATATGAAATCCGCTGAAAACAAAAAGAAGTGGATAATTGACCCGGAAGCCGCAACCGTTGTGAAAAGCATATTCAAAATGTGCCTCGACGGAAAAGGCAACGAAACCATTGCAAGAGAATTGCAGGAAAACAAAGTGCTTATTCCTATGGCATATTGGCAGTCAAAAGGACTGAACAGAGGCGGAAAGAAAACACAAACCAATCCGTACAAATGGTGTAAGACAACTGTTCAAAAAATTCTTTCTCAACAAGAGTATTGCGGAGATATTATCAATTTCAAAACATATTCCAAGTCATTTAAAAACAAAACAAGATATGAAAACTCTAAAGAAAATTGGGCTGTATTCAAGAATGTAAATGAACCGATAATCAACCGAGAAACATTTGAAACCGTACAGAAGTTTATTTCAAAAACAAAGCGTCGGGCTCCGAAAAAAGAAAACGGCGAACGGAGTATATTTAACGGATTGATATATTGCGGAGATTGCCACAGTAAAATGAGGTACCACACAAGCACCTCGAATAAAGAAATTCACTATTTCACTTGTTCCGACAACAAAGTTGATTATCGAGGAAAGTGCCCGGGAAGACATTACGTCAGAGCAGACGCCCTTGAAGAAGTTGTAAAACTTGAATTAAGGCGACTTGTTGAAATGTTGGAAATTGACGAGTCATATTTTGCACAACTGCTTTTGCGGAAAAATGACGAAGAAAGAGAAAAAGACAAAAAGTTTTTGGAGTCGGAACTGCAAAAAGCGATTGCTCGCAACAACACGGTATCGCAAATTTATGAAAAATTGTATGAGGATAATGTAATCGGAAAAGTCAGCGATGAGTGGTTTGTTGAGTTATCCCATAAATACGAAAAAGAGCGTATGAACTTAAAAGCCAAAATTGCGGATACTCGACACAAAATCGAAGAGTTGAAAAACAACAATTCGGAATATGAAAAATTCATATCGGCAATTCGCAGGTTTATGCAAATGGATAATCTGACATCACCGCTGCTTCGAGAACTGATTGACCATATTGATATTTTTGAAACAGAGGGCACAGGCAAAAGTCGAACGCAACGAATCGTTATATATTACCGTTTTATCGGATATATCGAATTGCCGAACGCCACAAAACAAACCCACATTGCGGACACACGCAAAGGTGTTGCCGTAGAGTATATAACCGAACAATTCACGGCATAAAAAAGAGCAAGGTGTTACCCTTGCCCGTACATAAAAATTATATGATAAAACAAAAAGAGTGTTCATAAGTCAAATCCCTTATGAACACTCGATATGGTCGAGGTGACAGGACTTGAACCTGCGGCATCTTGGTCCCAAACCAAGCACTCTACCAAACTGAGCTACACCTCGAAATGTTGTTTAATAACAACAGCTTGATTATTATATACCATATTTTCGGATTTGTCAACATAATTTTCGTTTTTTATTCAAAATTAATTCAAATATTTTGAAAATCACCATAAAACAGACCGAAAATGTGGTGCAAAACAGCCGTCCCTACATAAGAAACGGCTGTTGGTGCAGGTAACTTGCAAGGGGCATTGGAATGCGGAAAATGGGGGATTTTGTTAGCTATATGTAAGCTACGGAACATAATTATGAACAATTCAAGATAATATAAGACTATATTTTGTTGATTGCATTCACTAATTCTTTTGGGTTAATGTGGGTGTAAACCTTTTCGGTCAAGTCCATTTTCGACTTGTGACCGACTATTTTTTTGATGATTGTGTGGTTCACATTTGCCGATACAAGCATTGAAATGCAGGTATGTCTTGTTTCGTGTATGGTGTGGTCAAATCCTAAATCGTTTTGCAGAGGTGTCCAGTAGTTGCGTTTAAAGTTATCGTATTTCAGCGGCTTGCCATTGGTATTATTCAGAACATATCCACATTGAGAATCGCTGATGAATTTCTGCCAAAACGGCAATACTTTGTCTGCTATAGGCACGGTTCGTACACCTGAATCGGTTTTTGAACTTTCAACAAAGAAAGTCTGTTCGTCAAGGTTTACATTTGAAATTTTTAGGTCGAGCAATTCGGACACACGTACTCCCGAATAAATCAGCATAAGCACTATTTTTACCGAATCAAGATTTGAATATTCCCACAAAAGATTTATTTCGCTTTCCGAAAACTCCCTGCGTGCTCGTTTTGTTTCATCTGACTTGGCATTGATTTTCAATTTTTCTGCAAGATTGTTATGGAGCATATCGTGAAATATGCAGTATTCGTAGATTTTGTTCAACAGAATTTTAATTCGCCTAACCGATTGATAACCGTTGTTGCAGTTGTCGAGAACTCGTTGCATATCAATGATTTTTATATCGGACATCTTGCGATTGTATAACATTGAGCATTGTTTGTATGCCGCATTATACTGTCTTTTGGTGTTCGGATTTGTGTCTTCAGTGATGAACTCCTTGTACCAAAGTTCATAAATTTCTGAAAAAGTGCGTCTTGCCGAATCAACATCAAACGGGTTTTGATTGTAATCAGCAAGAGCGTTCAGGGCTTTAGGCTTGTTTGGAAAGTAGCCTATAACTCTGCGTTCCTGATTGCGTGTTTCTTTGTTATATCCTATTGTCACGCAGGCAACCCATGGATTGCGCCTGTTTCCGCTCAGCTTATAAACAGAGCCGTAGCCGTTAGGCAGTTTCATTTTATACACTCCTTTTGCTTAAAAAAGGGTGCAAAAATCCCCTGATATTCAAAACTTGAAAAATTCAGGGGAGTGTGATACAATATTATTGCTTTTAGTAGTATCACTGCACCCTGTGTGGTGGTTTCCGCTCCGACTTGCGCCAACAGGTCAGGGCGGTTTTTTTTATTTATTTATTTATCTCTTCCATTATTGTATCTATTTTATTTATGTCGAGACTGTAGCAACGGATATTGCCTAAAGTTTTTTTGATTATTAAACCGTAATCGGACAGGGTGTTTAACCTGTTTGTAACTGTACTTCTGCTTAATTTCATAACATCCATTAGTTCCTTTGTGCTTATTCCGCTTTCGGAAAACAAACTTGCCTGAATAAGCAAAAAATACAGATTACTATATTTTTCGTCGGCGCCTTTAGGCAGAAAGATAATGCACTTTCTGTAATGTGTCAGTTGCTCTAATCTTTTCTCCAAAGCGTACACCAACTTGTGCAACGAATCATCAATAATATCGGTAAACATAATTATAAAAGGAGTTAAATCTCCCTTGTTTTTCGGGTCATTACACACCTTGAATGCCTTGTAGTAATCGTTTATGTTCTCTTTAATAGAATAAGACATTCTGTAACCGATAATTGATTCAAATTCTTTTGACAACAAGTAACTGCTGATGAAACGGGATGTTCTTCCGTTGCCGTCATAGAAAGGATGAATGTAACCAAAGAGGTAATGAAAAATTGATATTCTGAAAACACACTCAATGCTTTTGTCATTAAGTATTGCCAACGCTTTATTCATACACTCTATAATTTTTTCTTCGGGATTAACTCCTCTGTGAAGTTCTTTTTGCGTCGCACTGAGGACGCTTGTTGAATCTTTTCTGAAGATTTTACCGTCAGGCAAATCAGACGGGTTATCTTCTTCAATTTCAAAATATACTAAATCATTGTACAGGTTGCGGATATCTTCGCAGGTGTCAAAGGACATAGTTTCATTTTTTTGCAACATAAGATATTTTTGCACAAGCCCCATAAAACGCTTCCCGTGGCTCTTTGTTTCCAGTTCTGACAAGACACTGTTAATTTCTCTTCTTGAGCTGTAAACACCTTCAATATCATTTGTCTTTACAATTTCATCAACCAAACATCTGATAGCGAAATGGTCAATTGCTTTTTCGGGTAATGAATCCCTTAAAGCTTTGATTTGCTTATCGGTTTTATAAATGTCACGAATTTTCGTAATAAATTCGGGTATCATCACAAAAAAAGCAGGGTTATCGTGTATCAGAAAATCTAAGTGTACTGCGTATTCGCTTTTATACCTTTCGTTGTAAATTTTTTCATAATTTTCTTTGTCAGAATAAAACAGCTTATCTAAAGATTTATACCCCAAATGTATCACCTCTCCAATAAGTATTATATGCCGTAATTTAACAATTATACGCATATATCAGAAAATCAATTCGTAAAAATAGGCTGTTTTTACGAATTGAGTATAATTATACACCGAGAAATTCACAAAATCAATATATTTTTACAAATTTAACTGTTACAGTAAAACAGCTTTTCTCACTGTAACGATTTACTGACTTCTTTTACAAGACCGAGGATTTGAACACGGGTGACGTCGTTATTTTTGAACACTCGTGGGGGATAGTAGGGGTTGACTGAATGCAACTCAACGGTGTTATCGTTGTAAAGGACCTTTTTAACAACAGCCTCTTCATCGTCAACGAGGACTGCGGCAATCTGACCGCTGTCAACGGAAGTTTGCTTTTTAATAAGAATTTTACTGCCGTCATCAATCAGAGGGCTCATAGAATCACCGTGAACATTTATCCATATATATTTATCCTGTTCTGAGGGGCAGGTGATGTATGTAGGCATATAGTCAACAGGCACATCCTGAGCTATCACTCCGAACCCTGCCGAAATGCTGTCATATACCGGTCGCATAAATACATTTGTTTGCGGAAGGGGGGTTGCTTGTTCCGGTGTTTTATCGTCCCAACCCATAATATACGCAGGAGTAGTTCCTAAAGCTTTACAAAGCGGTTCTAATACGCTTGTTGGTAACTTTTCAATCTCGCTGCTTTCATATCTGTATATTGTAGCTCTGTTCTTTCCTATCAGCTCGGCAAGTTTATCAACAGTTATATTTTTTTCTTCTCGCAATTTTTTAATGCGTTCGCCGATTGTCATAAGTAACACCTTTTTTCAATATATTGTTATTGACATAATGCAAAATAAGTTGTATTATAATGGTAGTAAGGGAACGGCTTTAGCTGTTCCGCTATTCAAAAACTAATTATTTTTTATAACCGTCTTGTATTGCAGTACAGGGCGGTTATTTCTTTATGGTGAACACAATAAAAAATGTGAAAATTACTATCACAGCTATGTATTCCACGCAATCACCCCCTTTCTCAAGGGAGTCGAAACAGCCGCCACCGTTCCTTTACTGTACAGTATTATAACATAACGGTTGCAAAAATGCAACTACTTTTTGAAAAAATAAAAATAATTTTGCAAAAATGCGAAAAATATATTGACAATAACTTACAAGGGTGGTATCATATAGTTGTCGCAGAAATGCAACACAATAAAAACTGGAGGTGATAAAATTGACTAATGTTGATAAGCTGAAAGGGGCTATCAAGGAGAAAAGATTAACCCCTGAAAAGGTTGCTGAAAGTATCGGTATCGACAAAAGTACGATGTATCGTAAACTTTCTAACGGTGGTGAGGATTTTACCATTAAGCAGGCAGACGCTATCACACAAATTCTCGGATTAACAGGTGATGAGGCACAGGCTATTTTTTTTAGTCAGTTTGTCGCATAAATGCAACTATTATATTAAGGGGGTGAGAAAATGGGATTTTTTAATAATTTATTCAACACAGAAAAAGCACCAACAGTCAACAAGACTGTCAGTGCACCTTATGTTCCACCTTATCCTTTAGAAAAAGATTTTTATACTTTTGATAAGGTAGAGTGGAGCGGAGCGTTACCACCTCATTCAATGACACTTTCTTTTGTACTTCCTTATTCCGATTGGTGCGAATTTGAAAAGTCAGACCTTTATCGAGATTTGGAGAATTATCTTCAGGAATTACAAAAACGAGGTAACCCGAATGAGAATGTAGGCACTCAAGATTGATAGGCAGATGTTCATTGTATGTCGGAACATACTCATCAACACCTTTTGCCTTGTGATGATAAGAATTAACTTCGTGGGTGTTGTAATCTTCGGTGTACTCTATGCCGTTCAGAACTAATTGAATGTCGGTAACAGAAATAGGCAGTTGCGATTTATTGTTAAGTTTATAATGAATGAAAAGTCTTTTCTTTCCCTGCACGCCTAATTTGTATGCGTATTCAAGCATTGTGATTTCCAAATTCACTTTGTGCGAAACAAAATAGTTAATCAGGTTTATTAAAGATATTAAAAAGCCTGCAATGCCTAAAATACCACTAATTATTACCCACATATAATCAGCTCCTTTGCTCGATTATAACATTCGCAAAAGATATTTGCAACACAATCAATAATACCACAACCGCAGTCCCATTAAACGGACTTTGCTTAAAAGAGGTGAAGAAATGAAAAATAAAATGATAGGCAACTATTCAAATGAAGGAGTGCTTAATATATCGGCTACAAATTTGCAGGAGTTTGAAAGCCTTATAAAAAAGGCAAAAAAACAAGCTGACGAATTGCAGGATACAATCAATCAGCTTGAATTCTTCAATTTTAGTTTTAAGTTCTCAACAGATAAGGATAATTAGTTACCTTCTATCATTCTTTCTGCATTGACAGCGGATATATCAGAATCTATGAAAGAAACAATAGCGTTTATAAATTCGACTAAGTTATCAATATTATAATCTTTGAATTTTCTTTCGTAATGTGTTTCATCATTACCAAGCCAAGCAGAGGCTACTGCTAATTTTTTGATTCTGTTGTTATCAATGTAATCATTGATACATCTTGATAATGGTGCTTTAACGATATTATCTTTATTGTTCGGCTGTAACATTATTGCGTAATCCTTTACTAAGAACTCTAAGGCTTTTCTGTAAGCCATACCTGAAATATCTTTTAATTCGTACTGTTCGGAAGCATAAGCCTGATTGTAAATGTTACAAAAATCAGGGGATAAGTCTTTTATGTGTTTAGGAAACTCTCGTTCTTCTACTCTAGAAATAGGTTCGAAGCCCATAAGTTCAGTTAAACCGTGATAAGGACCTATATGATAATTACCTAAAAAGGTCTTTTCACAATTGTGACAGAAGAAATGAACGAAAAGATTTGGATAAGTATGTTCATCGTCAATATAGTAGGAGCTTAAATACGAGGGGTCGCCAGATTTGTGACACATAGGACAGACTGACGGATATTCGATTTCAAGATTTTTCTTACTAAAGTTATCGTTCAATGATTCGCAGTTATAAATTGCCTTTTTGATAAGCAAAGACCCCTTTCATTATATAGTGTAATGAATTGCCGTTCATCACTACATATAGTATATCATAGAAAGTTGGTGAAATCAATGCACATCAATGAATTTGCTGAAATATTGCTCAAAAGCAGAAAACAGAAAGGCTTTTCGCAAAGTGAGCTTGCTAAGAAATCGGGCTTTACTAAAAGAGCTATTCAGTATTGGGAAAAAGGCAAAAAGAGCATATCTCTTGAAAATGCCGACAGGCTCTTAACGGCTTTGGGTGTAGAAATCAAGATAGGTAAAACAGAAAGCAGGTGAGAAAATGGCAAAACTTAAACTTATTGACACAAAGGACAAGTTCCTTCTTGAAATTGACGGAACAGAAATTCCGTATGTTACAAGCTATCAGATAACACGAACGGTCAGCGAGGTTGTACTGCTCAAACTGGCTCTCAGCGTAGCTGATGTTGAATCAGTCGAAATCGTTTCAGACAAAATTACCAACGAAAATTAAGGAGGTATACATATGGACACAGTTCAGATGAACAAAAAAATCAAAGAAATTATGGATAGCAGTGATGTCTATTTGCTTTCTGAGGATGCCGCAAAGGCTATTGGAGTTGCTCCGCAAAACTTGCGTGAACAGGCAAAGGACGAACCCGAAAAATTGGGATTCAATATAATTGTAGTCGGCACATCTATCCGTATTCCGAGAATACCGTTTCTCAATTATATTCTCGGTTCAAACCCGTTGAAAGGAGTGTAACAAATGTGGTTAAGAAACTATCCGACACGCAGAAAACTGCTCAAAGATGTGGAAAACCTCAGAGCAGAGAACAGACATCTCAGCATTGAACTGAGAAACGCAAGAACAGACCTTGCACTTGAAAAAACAGCGTCAAGCGGTTACAAGCACGAAAACCGAGAGCTAAAACGCAAGCTCAAAGCCCTTGAAACGCCTGAATCCGAATCCTTCGGTTTTGAATGTGTGGGGGTGAAGAAATGAGCAATAAAAAAAGTGCCTGTGACACTGTGAATGCCACAAGCACAAAGAACAATAAATCTAATTCAATTATATCCTCTGCAACAGAAAAAATCAAGTTGTGCAACAAAAAAAATCTTAAAGACCATAAATCTAAAGCAATTCTTGATCCGGTAAAGAAAATGCTCTGCGAATTTTCGGCGCAGAACGAGGAATTTGCAAGAGCCGTTACGGCTGCAAAAAACCTTGAAAACCTGATTGACGAAGTGGGAAAGAAACTTCCCGCTGCAGTTTCCGACCTTGATGTGTATCAGCAGATTGTCGGTAAGATTTTCCCCGGAGCAAAGGTTACTTTCACAATGCAGATACATATGTCTGAATACGAGCTTGAAGAACCTAATGTCGCAGAGCAGAAAACAGATCCTGTTACTCTTGACCTCGGCAATCTTATAGATTGGTAGGTGTCGGTATGATTAAAAATCCCGAATATCTGCTCGAGAATATTCCTGATATTACAAGTGAAAACGAAGAGCAAGTAGTGCCGTATTTCCCACAATATGCCTTTTATGAAAATAAAGGCAAGGGTATGTGTGATTACTTTTGTACAAGCTGTCGTTGCTGGCATCTTAATGAGCCGTTCAGACTTGCACATGACCAAATTCATATATGCAGTCATTGTGGGGAGACCGTCAAAACAAAGGCTTTGCATTACGGCAGAAAGAAACTTGAAAGAAGTCGCAAGTTTGGGCTTTGCTTTGCTCAAAACGGCAGACTGTACATCAGATTTGTAACGGTTTATCAGGGATTTTCGGAAGATATTTACAACGAAAATCCTGTCGAAATGATGCCCCGATATACTTTTTCGGATGAATATCTTTATGTATATGAACAGCACGCAATGCAAAGATTTGCATATGGCTGGTACGATAAATCATTTCATCCGCTGAAGACAGACGGAATTATTCCTTCTGCTTCACAGGGGTTAGCGTGGTATTGGGGTCCGTCAGAAAAAACCTTGTATTCAGGCTGGGGTTCAACCGTACTTTTAAATCTCGATGTAATAACCGATACGGATCTTAGATATTCGTGTACGGATGAGCTTTCAAACAGATATACGGTTCAAGGGATTCTCAAATGGCTGAACATATATGTAAGGCACAATAATGCAGAATACCTGATTAAAGGCGGTTTTGAGCATATTGCAGAGCTTTTGATTGACGGCAAACTTTCACTCAATAAAATTCATTGGAAAGAAACCAATCTGCTTAAAATGCTCGGATGTCGTAAGGAGGATATGCACTTTTTCGCAGATTATGATTCAAGTGCAATTGAACTTTACCGCAGTGTGATAAAGGAAGAACCGACCATTCATATGGCAAGCGAGTTCATAAGCAAGCTGTCAAAGCTCAGTACTTATGCTGTAGATGAACTTCACAAAAATAATCTTACATACAGACAGATTCTGAAGTACGGCAAAAACAATCGGAGAGTAATGCTGTGGAAGGATTATCTTGATAATTGCAAAAAACTTCCCGAGGGTATCGAAGAAATAATGCCGGCTCATCTTGAAGAGGCTCACGACAGAACGCTTGAAAAGGTTGCTTTCTATGCAAACAAAGAAGAAACGGAGCAGATTGCAAAAATGGCAAAGGCACTTTCTCCGTTGCTGATGAGCACAGACAGCCTTATAATGCTTGCCCAAAAAAGCGGTGAAGAAATTATTTCAGAGGGCAAAATTCTTAAGCATTGCGTCGGCGGATATGTAAGACGGCACGCAAGAGGTGACACGATAATACTTTTCATTCGTCATAAAGATAAACCGAAAATCCCGTTTTTTACGATTGAAGTAAATCCCGAAACATTGGAAATAATGCAGTGCCACGGTTACAAAAATGAGCGTGACAGCGGATTTAAAAAGCCGGATGAAATCAAGAAATTTGAAAAGCAATACGCTGAATTTTTGGAGGATATAAAAAATGTCAGAAATAACAGTAAGCGAACAGCATAAGCAGGCAATTGAACTGCATCAGAAGATAATTGTCAGCGCAAACCTTGCACAGCAGAACATATGGGATATGTGCAACGGACTTAAAACAATGCGTGACAACAAGCTGTATAAGGAGCTTGGATATCAGAACTTTGAGGACTATTGCGAGAATGAAGTAGGCATGAAACGCAGTAACGCATATAACTATATTTCTATTGTAGAAAAAATAAATCCTGAAAATGTCCAATCGATTGGACAAATTGGAATGACAAAACTTGCTCTTCTTGCCACCATAAGCGAACCCGAACAGGCTGAAATTGCCGAAAAACTTGACCTTGAAAACACAACGGTCAAGCAGTTAAAGGCAGAGATTGACAGGCTGAAGGACGAAAAGCAGGAGGCAACCGACAAGAGCATTGACTATTGCAGACAGCTAAATAATGCTAAGAAAGACGCCGACTATTACAAGCAGCAGGCGGACACTTCAAAAGAAAGCTATCGTAATATTGAAAATCAGCTTGCAGAGGAAAAGAACAAAAATTTCAAGCTGACGAATAAAGTTCAGGAGCTTGAAAGCCGTCCTATTGAGGTTGCCGTTGCAGAGCCGAGCGACAATGAACGCAGACTCAATGAAACAATTAAGGCTTTGGAAAGGGAGAACATTAAGCATTATGACGAACTCGAAGAAGAGTATCGCAATAACGAAAAAATCGTCAGAAAACAGCTTGAGGATGAAAAACAGGAGGCTCTTCGCAAACAGAAAGAGGAGTATGAAGAAAGGCTGAAAAATGTTCAGACTGCCGACGGTCCATCAGATGACAAGGATGTCTTTAAGGCATATTTTTCAATTGCATATGACAGCTTTGTCCGTATGCTCGATTTTGCCAAGCAGTCACAGGACAAGGAATTTTTCAAAGGCAAGGTTGAACATTTATTGGAGGCACTTGCCACACAAAACATAAATCTTTAAGGAGGAGCAACAATGAAACTTTATGAGCTTACCGAAATGTACTCGGATTTATTTAATCAGTTTGACGCTATCAACGAATGGGAACCCGATACGAATGCAGACGGAATGCCGATTGATGATGACGGCAACATTATTGCCAATGTGGACGCATACCGCAACAAGATGTTGACAGCGTGGTTTGATACTCTCACGGGTATTGAGGGCGAATTTGACGAGAAAGCTGAGAGCATTGCAATCTACTACAAACAGCTTCTTGCCGAGGCTAAAATGCTTAAAGCCGAAAAGGCGGCAATTGCAAAAAGACAGTCACAAAAAGAAAAACAGGCGGAGAGCCTTAAAACCTATCTGTTTAAGTCAATGCAGGCACTCGGCAGACAGAAGATTGATATGCCGAGAGCGGTTATGTCGCTTAAAAAGAACGCTCCGAGCCTTGTTGTTGATGATGAAATTTCATTTGTTGAGTGGGCGGAGGAGCACAACCTTGATCACCTCTTAAAGTACAGTATGCCCGAAGTAAAAAAGAATGATGTCAAGGCTCTCTGCAAAAAGGGCGAAGAAATCCCCTTCGTACATATGGAAGCCAAGCAGTCGTTAAGTATTAAGTGAGGTGTTATTTATGGGATTACCTATATTGGTTTTAGGATATTCAGGCAGCGGAAAATCTGCCTCTTTAAGAAATTTCAAAGCAAATGAACTTGCTCTTGTGAATGTAAACGGAAAATCACTCCCGTTCAGGACCAAATTCACTTCTTCAATCAATTCCGACAACTACATTGATATTGAGGACTTTATCAAAAAGCAGAAATGCAAGTCAATTGCAGTTGATGACGCACAGTACCTCATGGCTAACGAGTATATGAGAAGAGCCAAGGAAACAGGCTTTCAGAAGTTTACCGATATCGGTAAAAATTTTTGGGAGCTTGTAAAAGAGGTCGAAACTCTCCCGAATGACACGATTGTTTATTTTCTCAGCCATATTGAAACCGACGAAAACGGCAGACAGAAAGCTAAAACAATCGGCAAGTTGCTTGACGAAAAAATCTCGGTCGAGGGAATGTTTACCACGGTTTTAAAAACTGTTGTCGTTGACGGCAAGTATCTTTTTGCAACACAAACGGACGGTAACGATACCTGTAAAAGTCCGATAGGCTTGTTTGATTCAATGTACATATCAAATGACCTTAAAATTGTTGATGAAGCATTGAGAACATACTATTCAATGCAACCCGAACAGTATTGTGATGAGTGCAAAGCACCGATACTTTCGGACGGTAAACGCACCGTTAAACAGATCATTGACGGCACAACAAAAAATTACGGCAGACAGCTCTGTATGCAGTGTGTTGCAAAGCTGATAAAGCAGAAGAAACAGGAAAAGCAGAGAGAGGGTGCAGACAATGCAACTTCGACCGTATCAAAATGACCTTGTTGAACAGGTAAGACAGGCTTGGCGAGATGGTTACAAAGCCCCTTGCATTGTCCTTGGGTGCGGTGGCGGAAAGTCCTGCATTGTCGCAGAAATTGCAAGACGAACAACTTGGAATGGGAAACGAGTGCTGTTCCTTGTTCACAGGAGAGAGCTTGTTGACCAAATATTTAGAACCTTTGTCCGCTGGGGTGTGCTTATGGATTTGTGCCAAATCGGTATGGTACAGACCTTTACACGAAGATTGAAAAAACTGCCAAAACCCGCACTTATCATCACAGACGAAAATCATCACAGCCTTGCACAAAGCTACAAACGCATTTACGAACATTTTTCGGATGTTCCGAGGGTTGGCGTCACCGCAACACCTGTCCGATTAAACGGTGACGGTTTGGGCGATGTCAACGACAAGCTCATAATCGGGGTGAGTACAAAATGGCTCATTGAACATAACTGCCTTGCCCCGTATGATTACTATGCTCCGAGTGTTGCCGACCTTACAGGACTGCACACCAAAATGGGCGAATATGTCGCCTCCGAGATAGAAAAAGCAATGACTAAAAATACAGTTTTCGGAGATGTAATCAAGTATTATAGACAGCTTGCAGACGGCAAAAAAGCGGTGTGCTATTGTTCAACTGTCAAACACAGTATGGCAACCGCACAGGCATTTTGCGAAGCGGGTATATCAGCAAGGCATATTGACGGAGCAACTCCAAAGGCGCAGAGAGAACAGATTATAGCCGATTTCAGAAACGGCAAAATTACAATCCTCTGCAATGTGGATTTGATTTCAGAGGGCTTTGATGTGCCTGACTGCGAATGTACAATTCTGCTCCGACCTACTCACAGCCTTACGCTTTACATTCAGCAGTCAATGCGATGTATGCGCTATAAGCCAAACAAAAGGGCTGTAATTATTGACCATGTCGGCAACTATGCAAGGCACGGAATGCCTGATGACGACCGAGAATGGACGCTTGAAAAACGCAAAAAGCTGAGTGTTAAAAAAATTGAAAAGGAGCAGGAGAAAAAGGTCAGACAATGTCCCGAATGTTTCTTTACATTTTCAGCACCGCCGGCAGGGCAGAAAGCCGTGTGTCCGCATTGCGGTTATGTTTTCCCGACAGCCGAAAGGACCGTTGAAACCGATACCACCGCAAAGCTCATTAAGGTTGAGGGATTCAAGCTTGATTTCAGCACACCCGACGATTGCCACAGCTATGCGGACTTGCTTGCATACGCAAAAAGCCACGGCTACAAAACAGGCTGGGCATATTTTCAGGCACGAAAGAGAGGTATGATAGCTTGACAGAAGAACACGCAATTCAGAACAAAATCCGTATTGCAATTGCACCGTACTGCGATGTTTTCCGTATAAATGTAGGTGCAGGCTTTACAAAGGACGGCAGATATTTCAACACGGGAGTTCCACCCGGATTTTCAGATTTGTTCGGTGTCAGAAAATCAGACGGAAGGGCGGTTTTTATCGAGGTTAAAACTCCCAAGGGCAGACCTACCGAAAAACAACAGAAATTCATACAGATGATGAAACTCAACGGTGCGGTAGCAGGAATATGCAGAAGTGCCAATGAAGCAATTAAATTAATTTTGGAGGAATAATCATGGGTTTTAAATCAAACTGGAACGAAGCAACACAGGGTAGTTCAATCAAGCCTGAGGGTGATTATGAGTGCCTTATCGCTAAGGTTGAGGAGAGAGTAACAAAGAATGGCAAAGAAAATCTGAACATCTCAATGGTAATCAGAAATGATGTTGAGCAGAACTATAAAAACGGATATATATTTGATACATTGTGGAAGAAGAAAGAGCCTACAAACGCAGACTTGCAGGTCAAGGGATACAGCTATGGTCAGATTATGGCACTCGGCAAGGCGGCAGGACTTCCCGATGGCAAGGAGTACGACAGCCTTGAGCAGTTCTGCGGTGAGCTTGTCAATAAGCCGTTGCGTGTAACTATAAAGCACGAAGAATACAACGGAAAAACACAGGAGCGAGTAAGCTGGAGAAATCCTACAAAATATCCGACTGTAAAGCATATTCCAAAGCAGACGACAACCAATACAGCTACAGCCTATGCACAGCCACAGCAGAGTTATGCGTCTGCTCAGCCTGCAAATCAGGGCTTTGTTGATATGCCGATTGACGATGATTTGCCGTTCTGATTTTAAAAAAATTCTTCGGGAATTGCATAAAGCAGTGCAATTTTCACCGTGTTTTTCCTTATATATGGAGGTGAAAAAATGGGCTTTACAAATTTAAACCCAAATAAAAATAAATATTTTGCAGTTCCCGAGGAATTGAAAGGTTACAAAAACTGGGTGTGCTGGCAGTCATATCCAGATCCGAAATCACACAGCGGAATTTCAAAGAAGCCTATAAATCCAAGAACGGGTGGCTTTGCAATGCCGAATAACTCGGACACTTGGTCAGACTTTGAAACGGCAGTCAGAGAATCCGCCAAATATTCAGGCATAGGCTTTATGTTCTCAAATTCACCGTTTTTCGGTGTTGACCTTGACGATATGCCAAACGATATTGAGGACTACAAGAACGGCGGAGCTGACAACATAATCAGCGAGTTCGTGAACACTTTGCAAAGCTACGCCGAGTTTTCGCAGAGCAAGGCAGGCGTTCACATAATCTGTAAGGGAACTCTTCCCGAGGGCAGAAGAAAGGCGAAGAATGATTCGGGCGGTTTTGAAATGTACGAAAACGGCAGATTCTTCGTTGTTACAGGCGATTACTGCTCTGCATATGCGTACATAAACGATTGCACCGAAAGCATAAAGCCGCTGCATTCAAAATATCTCGGCAAGGCAACAGAGCCACAGCCTAAGCTCCGTAACATTGAGGTCAATCCGAACACCGTTGACGATATTGTCAGAATCGCCTGTAATGCCAAGAACGGAAGTCTTTTCAAGGCTCTGTACAGCGGTGATTTTTCAGCTTACTCGTCACAGAGCGAGGCGGATATGGCTTTTTGCAATATGCTTGCGTTCTGGTGCGGTTGCGATACCGACAAAATGGATTCGATTTTCAGACAATCAGGCTTGATGCGTGACAAGTGGGACAGAAAGCAGTCGGGTACAACCTACGGCATTATAACCCTGCAAAAGGCTGTGTCGGGCTGTACGCAGACCTATAACCCAAAACAGCATAACGATTATTCAATTTCAATCGGTGAAGGCAAGGTTGTTCAAACAGTTGACGAAGAAAAAATGCGTGCCTACACCTTTGACGATATGGGCAACGCCAACAGGTTCGTTGATTTGTTCGGAGATAATGTAAGGTATTGTTACACTGAGAAAAAGTGGTATTACTACAATTCTATGAAGTGGTGTGTTGACAATATCGGGGTAGTTTTGCGAATGGCAGACAAAAGCGTTGAGGCTATGAAAGCCGAAGCAAGGCTGTACTTGCAAGCTGATGAGGAGAACGGCGGAGATATGTCAAAAGCATTTGAAAAGCATATGAAAGCAAGCCGTTCCAACAAATCAAAAAAAGCAATGCTCAACGAGGTTGAACACCATATCCCCGTACTTCCGGCACAAATGGATAAATACCGTATGGCATTAAACACTCCAAGCGGAATAATCAACCTTAAAAACGGCGAAGTGAGGGCGCATAATCCCGAATATTATTTCACAAAGATTACTTCGGTTGACTGCTCTCAAACGGCAGAGTGTCCCCGTTGGCTTGCATTTCTTGATGATATTTTTGCAGGCGATAAGGAGCTTATTCGCTACATTCAAAAGGCGGTCGGTTACAGTCTGACAGGCTCAACAGCCGAACAATGCGCATTCTTCCTTTACGGTACGGGACGAAACGGCAAGAGTACATTTATTGATGTTATCCGTGATGTATTCGGCGATTATGCCGCAAACATTCAGCCTGAAACAATTATGGTAAGAAACTCTCAGAGCAGTGCCATAAACAGCGACATTGCACGGTTAAAGGGTGCAAGGCTTGTCACCTCGGTTGAGCCGAACGAGGGCGTGCGAATTAATGAGGGACTTCTCAAACAGCTTACGGGTGACGATACCGTAACGGCAAGAAAGCTGTACAGCGAGGAATTTGAGTTTAAGCCCGAGTTTAAGCTGTGGATGGCGACAAACCATAAACCGATTATCAGAGGTACTGACACGGGCATATGGCGAAGAATACATATGATACCGTTCAATGTTCAGATTCCCGAGGATAAGGTTGATAAGAACCTTACGCATAAGCTCAAAGCCGAAATGACCGCAATTTTCAAATGGTGTATCGACGGCTGTATTCTGTGGCAGAGAGAGGGCTTAAAAATGCCGTCTGCCGTTCTTCAGAGCGTGAGAGAGTACAAGCGTGAAATGGATGTTATTTCCGCCTTTATCGAGGACAGATGTGTGTTAGAGGGTTCGGTTCAGGCAAGCACGCTCTATGCCGCCTATACAAGCTGGGCAGGGGATAACAACGAATATTGTATGTCAAATACCAAATTCAGCACCGAACTTGCCAAACGATTTGAAAAAGTAAAGGGAAGAAATTTCAATTATTTCAACGGAATTTCAATTTATAAAGATTGTTAGTGTGGTAGCTTGAGGAGGGTTTACGGGTTTTTCTAACCTTTCGTATAAGAAAAATAAACTAATATATATATAGAAAGGGTTCTTTAAAATCGCACCAAACCCACCACAAGCCTCCGCAGGAGGTAATATGAAAAAATATGATTTTAACAATCCACAGGTGTTTGAACAGCTTGAAGATAAAGCAATTGACGGTCAGCTTGATTACTCATCCTTTCCTCCGCCCGAATATAAATACTTTTCAAGACTTGCAAAGGTCGGCTACAACAACCGTCATAAAGGCTGGGACATAAACATCTGCCTTGAATGGCAGGACAAGCTCAGAACGGAGTATAAGCGTGATAGGGACAACGCAGACGAATACCGTATGCTCTCACAAAGAATTATGGATAATGTAAAGAAAAGTGCCGACTTCGTCCGTAAGATGTATCAGTCCCAAACCAACGAGCAAACCGTAATCAATGCCCTCCAAGCCTTAGAATGTCTAACCAACGAAAACGGCTTAACCAAAAGAATAACCGAAAAATTAAAGGAGAATGAAGAATGAGAGAAATATTATTTAGAGGCAAAGCGATACACCGTGACGAAGGTTGTCACCGAACAGAATACCAGAATGGCGAATGGGTGTATGGGTTAGTTACAAAATTGTATGATGAACAGTTTAAAAATTTACCCGCAGAAATGACGAATACAAACGGCATAAGTGGTATCAAAATTGATTACAAAACAATCGGGCAGTACACCAATATGCTCGATAAGAACGGTAAGAAAATTTTTGAAGGAGATATCATTGATTTTTTTGGTCGCTCAGACGGTGACGGCTATGGAGTTGTAAAGTACGATGCATACGAAACTGAATTTGGGTTTGAGTATGACAATATCTACAGAAGCCTCGGGATAAATTTTTATCCCGAAAATATTGAAGTTGTCGGGAATGTTTATGACAATCCCAAACTTGTAGGACGGTGAAAACAATGACAAACTTTGAAAAAAATCAAATAGATGTCAATTGACTGCACAAAACATTGGCTTGAAAGTGAGGTGGATATGGATTGACGGTTAAAGATTATTTATATTCGGTCAGGGTTTCGGATAAGCTGATCAGAACGAAAGAACACGAGCTGTTGAAACTTAGGCTGAATATTGCACAGGTATCAGTTAAGCAGAACGAGCCTGTTAAGACATCGGGAGTGAATGACCCTATGCGGATTGTGGACAGGATTGCAGACCTTCAGGCTGAAATCAATCGGGAAATTGACAATCTTGTGCGGTTGAAAACTGAAATCCGCAGTAAAATCAACGCACTTGACGATTACCGTTACATTGCAATTTTGACCGAGTATTACATAAATTGTCAGAGGTGGGAGGATATTGCCGAGAGTATGGAAATGAGCGTAAGGCATACCCTGAGATTGCACGGCGAAGCGTTACAGGCGTTCCGAAAAAAGTTCGATTTCTCGTAAAATTATTTTGAAATGTCATTGAATGTCACCCTTACCCTGCGTATAATGGTATTATGAAAGTTTGACAAACAGGACATATGTAGAACTCTCCTAAGTTAAAAAAATTGCACAGACCGCTCTCACCCCGAGGGCGGTTTTGTGTTGTGTGCGGTTATTTTATACAAATTATTACTTTCTTAATTGTGCGGTTTACAGAAAAATGTAAAATCTGTTGAATTGTGTCAAATAATATGATAGATTAGTGATATATTACAACTAAGGAGAGTTGCATATGAGCGAAGAAAATAAGACAAAAACCTGTTTTGTTATAATGCCTATATCAGACCAGCCAAAATATCCTACAGGTCATTTTGATAAAATATACGAACAGATAATTGTTCCTGCTGTCAAAGAGGCGGAGTTTGAACCTATAAGAGCAGACAGTAATCAAATATGTGATTCGATAATGCAAAAAATTTTGAAAAATTTAATTGAATGTGATATGGCAATTTGCGATTTAAGTTCAAGAAATCCAAATGTTATGTATGAATTAGGAATTCGACAAGCTTATGGCAAAAAAGTAGTTTTGGTACAGGACGATGCTACTGATAAAATTTTTGACGTAGCAGGAATTAATACTGTTTTTTATAAGAAAGATAGATTGTATGAAAATGTTATGAAGGCAAAAGATGATATTGCTAATGCGATAAAGGAAACTTATAAAAATGGTTCATTTTCGTTAATGAACATAGTCGATTTAGAAAATGCAACTGTAGATAATTCCAAAGTTGATAAGGTTGTTTTTGATAGATTTATGATAAAATCAATATATTCAAAGTTAGATGCTATTGAAGATTCAATAAGAATGTTTTCTAATACGCCAAATGTTAGTGACGAATTAAATGTTGACCTTAATAATCGTAAACTTGCAAGCTTGCTTATGGAATGTCGAGATGCATTGAGAAACCATCCCGATAATCTTGATTTACTTATTTCCTGTTATCGAAAATTGTTGAGAGTTAATAGTTTATTGATTAACAATAAGGACAATAAATTACTTACGTCTAAAGACTGTTTGATATTAGGAAATACACTGTCAGCATTGAATGACAGAATTAATGATTTAACGCTTAATACTGATTAATTGAGAGTGCATTTAGTACTCTCTTTTCTTTTGCTTATTTTTAGAATTTTCAGACAAAGAGAGGTGATACCGTGAAAGACAAATTAAATGCAAGACAGCGTAAATTTGCTGAATATTATGCACAAAGCGGTAACGCCGCTGAGAGTGCTGTTAAGGCAGGATATTCCGCAAAATATGCTAATACCAATGCTTCAAAATTACTACAAAATACTACAATCGCAAATTATATCAAAGAGCTTTCCGATAAGCTCAAAGATGAGCGCATTATGAGTGCAAAGGACAGACAGGTTGCTTTGTCCGACATTGCAAGGAATGACGGGCAGGACACCTCCGACAGAATCAGAGCGATTGACACGCTCAACAAGATGACGGGCGAATACACCGTTAAGGTTGACGCAAAGGTTGAGCAATCCGAAAAGCTCTCTGATGTGTTCAGACAGTTAGGCGGTGAGGGCTTGAGTGAGTAGCTTTCCTTTGTCGCAAAAATACATTGACTTCATCAACACAACGAATGTGTCAGCTGAATTTCTTGAAGGCACGACAGCCTCGGGAAAAACAACAGTCGGAGCGGGCGTAAAGTTTATGCGAATGGTGTCGCAAAGTAAAAAGAAGATACACGCCATTGCCGCCAAGACAACTGGTAAAGCCGAAGAAACCATTATTCAGCAGGATAACGGTATTCTCGACTTGCACCGCAACGCTGTCTATTGTGGCAACGGCGACAAGGACTACAAGCTCCCACATATCAAGTTTGAGGGCAAAATTATCTATATTCTCGGCTACAGCAGTCGGGATAAGTGGGAAATGGTTCTCGGTGCGCAGTTTGGGTGCGTTTATATTGACGAAATCAACACCGCCGATATTGAGTTTATCCGAGAGATGTCAACCCGTAATGATTATTTGCTTGCAACACTTAATCCCGATGATCCGAGCCTGCCTGTGTATAAGGAGTTTGTCAATCGCTCCCGTCCTTTTAAAAAATATGAAAACGATGTTCCTCCCGAGATTACGGCGGAGCTTACCGAAGAACCTGTACCGAATTGGCGGTATTGGTTCTTTTCTTTTGCCGACAATTTAAGTCTTACGCCCGAGCAAATCGAAAAGAAAAAGAACTCTGCACCGAAAGGTACAAAGCTCTATAAAAATAAAATCTTAGGTTTGCGAGGCAGAGCAACAGGTATTGTGTTCCCGAATTTTGAGAGGGCAAGACATATCAAATCAAAAGAGTGGGCAGGAAAGTTTTTGAACTGTAACCGCAAGTCAGAACACTTTGTTCAGTTCACCGCAGGTCTTGATACCGCCTATTCGCAGAAGTCGCCTGACACTATCGCAATGACATTTTACGGCATTACCAATCACGGCAAGTGTGTTCAGCTTGATGAAAGGGTTTATAACAACGCTGAAATGCAAACGCCTATTGCCCCGAGTGACACGGTGAAGAATTTTATTGATTTTCTTGACCGCAACCGTGATGAATGGGGCTTTGCACGCACGGCTTTTATTGACAGTGCCGACCAAGCGACTATTACCGAATTTCAAAAGTATAAGCGACAGCACGGCTGTGTCTATGACTTTGCAAATGCATGGAAGAAAACGAAGATTATCGACCGAATCAATCTTGTACTCGGCTGGCTTGCCACCGACTGTTATTTTGTGCTTGAACATTGTAAAAACACGATTGCCGAGTTTGAAATTTACAGCTGGCGAGAGGATAAAGACAACACACCCGAGGACGGTCACGACCATTGCATTAACAGCGGTCAATATGCGTGGCTGCCGTTTAAAAATATTATTGGAAGTGAAATAAATGGGGCTGATTAACAGAATGGCTGAATCTATCAGATCGGGAATTAAAAACTTTTTGCAGATTACTCCTGCAAGCGACAAAACAATTACCGTCACCGAAACAAGCAATCATCTGACCGAGTGCTTTATCAATCGCATTTGGTATTGGGGCAACAGCAGACAGCTTGCGGAGCTGTACAGGCAGATTGATACAAACAAAACTATGTTTTGGGCGGCAAAAAGCACAAAGGGGCTTGAAATCCGTAAAATACACACGGGCTTGCCGGCACTCATCTGCGAAACGCTTGTGAATATCGTAATTGCCGACTACAACGGCACAGATGTTACAAGCAAAAATTCAACCGCTTACGCAGAGCGTTGGGAAGATATTGAAAAGCAGAACAAATTGTCCGACACGGTTAAGCAAATGCTCCGTGACCTATGTGTTGTTGGTGACGGTGCTTTTAAGGTCAGCTTTGACACGGCTGTATCAGATGTTCCGATTGTTGAATGGTATCCTGCCGAAAACATCGACTTTACATATGTGCGCGGCAGAATCAGAGAGGTTAAGTTTTACACCGATTACACGCAAAAACACCGCCGTTACCGTTTTGAAGAAACATACGGTTACGGCTATATTCACTATGCTTTGTACGATGACAACGGCAAAGAGATTGACCTGCACACGGTTGACGCTCTTTCGTGGATTGATTCAAAGGGCGTTACATTTGACGAATCATATATGTGGGCTGTACCTGTCCTTTACGGCAAATCGTGCCACAAGGGCAGAGGTGCGGGCATTATCGGCATAAAAACAGACGCTTTCGACAGCCTTGATGAAGTGTGGTCACAGTGGATGGACGCACTCAGAGCCTGCCGAACAAAGCAGTATGTGCCTGATTGCCTTGTTCCGAGAAATCCCGAAACCTGTCAGCCGATATCGCCAAATCCGTTTGACAACCGATTTATCACCGTGGGCAACGATATGTCTGAAAACGGCAACGGCAACAGGATTTACACCGAAAGTCCGCAGATTCAGCACGAAAGCTATTTGAGTTCATACATTACTGCCCTCGACCTCTGCTTACAGGGCATTATATCGCCGTCAACTCTCGGCATTGATACGAAGAAGCTTGATAATGCAGACGCTCAGCGTGAAAAGGAAAAGACGACCCTTTACACAAGGCAGAACCTTGTGAAAATTACGCAGAACGCACTTCAAAGCCTTGTTGCAGTTGTACTCAATGCAGACGGTGAACTTAACGGCAATGGTATTGTTGAGGGCTTGGAAGTATCCGTAAACTTCGGCGAATATGCAAATCCGAGCTTTGAAAGTCAGGTTGAAACTGTGTCAAAAGCAAGACAGGGCGGTTTGATGTCAGTTGAAACCTCGGTTGACGAGCTTTACGGCGACAGCAAGTCGGAGGATTGGAAAGCCGAAGAGGTGCAGAGAATTAAGGAAGAACAGGGCATTGCAGGCGAAGAAGAAAAATCGGAGCTTGACGATGTGGACCTTACCGACACAGAAGAACCTGACAATAACGCAGATGATGAAGAAAATGCGGAAAATAATGCAGAAAAAACCGAAAGCAATCCCGAACAGAATGATACACAGGTAAACAATGAGTGATTACAATATCAGAGAAGCCTTTGAAAAAATCGAAGATGAACTGATTAACAGCATGATGAGAAATTTCAGCCGTCACAGAGCCGAAGAAACCAAAGAGGGTTACAACTGGACACAATGGCAGGCTGAACAGCTCAAAAGTCTTGAAGAGTACCGTAAGCACAACGCAAAGAAATTCGGCAAGCGTTTCAAAACCATTAACGGCAAGGTTGAAGAGATGATTCGCACCGCCAAAGCTGACGGAAATGCAAGTCAGGAGGCAGAAATTCTTGAAGCTGTCAAGGACGGTTTCAAAGCCCCGAAAAAGCCGTCAGCACACAGCACAGCCGAGTTTTTTAAGGTGAATGACCGTAAACTTGACGCACTCATAAAATCGACCACAGACGATTTAAAGAGGGCAGAAACGGCAGTTTTGCGTATGAGCAACGACAAGTACCGCAAGGCGATTTTTAACGCACAGGTTGCAATGAACACGGGTGCGGTTACATACGAAAAAGCCGTTGATATGGCGTGTAAAGATATGCTCAACGCAGGTCTTAATTGTGTGGAATACAAAAATGGTGCAAGGCACACGCTCTCGGATTATGCGGATATGGCGGTTAAAACAGCCAACAAAAGAGCCTATCTGCGTGGTGAGGGCGAAAAGCGAGCCGAATGGGGAGTATCCCTCGTTGTTGTGAACTCAAGACAGGGCGGTTGCCCCGATTGTGCAAAATATATCGGCAAGGTGTTTATTGACGATGTTTATTCAAACGGCAAAAAGTCAGACGGAAACTATCCGCTTCTCTCAACCGCAATCAAGAACGGTTTGTTTCATCCGAGATGTAAGGACAGCACAAGTACATATTATCCCGAACTTGATGATTTGGACGCACCGTTGTCTGAAGATGAAATCAAAGAGCTTGACCGTCAGCGAGGAATTGAGGAAAAACAGCAGTATGCACAGCGACAGGCAGAACGCTTTGACCGCCGTGCCGAATACAGCCTTGATGAGGACAATAAACGCATTGCCCAAACCCGAGCCGATGAGTGGCACGATAGGGCTGATATGCTTGAAGAAAAGGCGAAACAATTTTCTTTGAAGACTGATGAACAAAAATATTACAGACCTGTTTTTAAGGAAGATATATCAAAAACTTTTGAACGCAAAATTGAGGGCGAAACAATTACAATTGATACCCACAAGGCAAATACATTGTGTGATAATGTTTATATTTCAGATAAGGTAAAGCTAAAACGAAAAGAACTTCATAATTTTGATATGCAAGTGAGAAAAGCGTTTGATATGCTTGGAGAGGTTGAAACAAGCGGAAAGCCTGAAATTTGTATTGTCACTCCCGAAGAAATGCGAGTAAATGCTATTGCTTCATATATGCCAATGCAGAATGTTCTAAATGTCAATTCAGCATACTTTTCAACAAGTGATTTGTCAGGCTTACAAGAAAACTTGGCTTGTCCGCAAGACGGATTGAGTACAATTCTGCACGAACTGATTCATTGGCAAGACGCTAAAAATTACAGAGCAAAATTCGGAAGTATTAACGATTATTTTGAATATTGCGATTACCTTAATAAAATTTATGCTCCAAAGGTTGAAAAATTGATAAATAACGGTTATAATATAGAGGATATAAGTGAGTATGCTTTTGAATGCTTAAAAGATAAAGCTATGGATGAAGTGTATAACGAGTACAGAGTCAGCAAACTTTTAGGGTGATGATGGTATGAGATTGATACAAACTGAAGAACAAAAATCTCTATGGAATGCGTTTAAGCCGTACCTTGTAACAAATGGTTTAAATGTCACTTTGCGTGAAGATGCTCCACAAGAAGCTAAAGATGCTGAAGCACTTTACAGTAAGCTTAGAGAGAAACAAAAAATGCAATATCTAAAAGATAGTGGCATAATCTAACCGCTCCGTAAAAAGGGCGGTTTTGTTATATGCAATTCACAAAAACAGCATAAAATTACGAATTGAGCATTTTATAATCGACAGCAATGTTGATTATAGGGTGCTTTTTGCATTTAAACCCGTCGATTTCGACCGGTTTAGAAAGGTGGTGACAGAATGAAAATCAGAGTAACAACAGCATTTAATGACAGGCAGAACGGTTATGTAACCCGACCTGTGAATGAAGTTTTTGAATGTTCCGAGCAGAGAGCAAAGGAACTCATTGACGGCGGTTTTGCAGAAGAGGTCAAGTCTGACGCTCCCAAAAAGCCGAGAGCCAAAGCAGTTAAAACAGAAAAAACAGAAAAAGCAGATTAAGCACTTTACGAATATGTAAGGTGCTTTTTTATTGTCCGAAGACATTAAACTACGGGAGACACCGTGCAAAACTGAAACAGAGAGACACTCTATGAACTGATTACGGGAGACACCCGAAAAACTGAAAGGATATGAAAAAAATGGCAGAACCAAATCCAACACCAACCCCCAATGAACCGACACCTGCACCGCAGGGAACTCCACAGGGAAACGCTCCTGCCTTTGATTATGACAAGCTCGCAAGCCTTATTACAGGCAAACAGAGCGTGACAGAGGACACCGTTTTGAAGTCTTATTTTAAGGAGCAGGGATTGTCAGCCGATGAGATGAAAGAGGCTATCGGTGCTTTTAAAAAGCAGAAAGCCGAGAACACTCCCGACTTTGCAAAAATGCAGTCGGAAGTTGAATCTGCAAACAACGCAAAGCTTATGGCAGAAGTCAACCAGTCGGCAACCCTCGAAGCCGTAAAACAGGGCGTTGACATTGCAACCGTTCCGTATGTGCTTAAAATTGCAGACTTTTCAAAGGCTGTGACAGACGGCAAGGTCAATGCGGAAAAGCTGACAGAGGCTGTTAAAAAGGTGCTTGACGATATCCCCGCACTCAAGGGCAAACCTGCCGAGAACGGCACAGGAGTTAAGAAAATCGGCGGTGACGGCAACGGTACATCGGACGGTACAAAACCAAAGGCAAATGTTCCTACCAAAAAATGGAACAGATTTAATATTTAACCAAAGAAAGGATTGAAAAAATCATGGCAAACACAAATAACTATGCCGAGCAGTTCAGCCCTGATCTGCTCGAAATTCTTGTTCAGGGCACACTTACATCACCATTCATCACTTCAAATGTAAAGTGGGTTGGCGCAAGAACTTTCCACTTCACACAGATGAGCACATCAGGCTTTAAGAACCACAATCGCAACGGCGGTTGGAACAAGGGCAAGTATGTTCAGACCGATGTTCCGTTCACCTGCGAACACGACCGTGATATTGAGTTTCTCGTTGACAAGGCAGATGTTGATGAAACTAACGCAACCGCAAAGGTTGAGAATATTTCAAAGACATTTGAACAGACACAGGTTGCTCCCGAAACAGACGCACTTTTCTTCTCAAAGGTTGCAGCAAAGGCTCAGGCAACAGACGGCTACCATTCTTCAACAAAGACATCGGAGTGGACTAAGGAGAACGCTTATTCAAAGCTCAAAACAATTCTTTCTGCCGGCAAGCTCCGCAGATACAAGGCAAGAGGCACACTTGTTGCCTATGTGACATCTCACATTATGGACTGCCTTGAACAGTCAACAGAGTTCACTCGTAAGATTGAGCTTACACAGATTGCAGAGGGCGGTATCGGCATTGAAACAAGAGTGACCGAGATTGACGGTTGCCCTATCATCGAGGTTATTGACGATGAGCGTTTCTACGATAACTTCAACTTTAACCCCGATGACGGCGGTTTTGAGCCTGCAACAGGCGCTCACAAAATCAATGTTCTTGTTGCTTGCGGTGAAACCTGCAAGACTGTTCCGAAGATTTCAAGCATTTACTTCTTTGCTCCCGGATCACACACAGAGGGTGACGGCTGGCTCTATCAGAACCGTTCACTTTCCGACACATTCGTGTTCCCGAATGGCAAGGACGGCAAAATTGACAGCATTTATGCCGATGTTGACACAACGGCGGTTGCGTAATGTATGCTGATTACATTGAACATCAGGGTGGAGATGAAAACAGTATTATCTCTGCCGAACACATTGATGTTCTGACTTTTAACCGCATTGATTTTGAAAAACTTTCGGAAATGCAGAAGAGAATCATCGGCAGAGTGCATAGCAGACTTACTGCTTTTGAAGAAGAAAATGCCGATATGATTTCTTCCTATCTGAAAAGCTATTCAATCAACGGCACATCAATGGAATTTGGCGCAAGCTGGAATTTAATGTGTATCAGCGGAGTGGCAATTCCTGCCGACCTCTATGCGTTGCTAAAATCAACAGGACTTTGTTATCCTGCAATCTGAAAGGTGCGTGAAAACCGTGAAATTTCCGTCACTTGTAAAAAAGCAGTTCTGCAAAACTCCTGTCGAGGTCACAATCTACGGTGAGGGAATAACCGAGGACGGCTCTCCTGTTATCGCATTTGAGTGCAAAAACCTGTATCCCTCCGAAAATCTTTATCCGTCAAATATATTATGCGGAGGCAACGCTGTGTGCAATGTGCAGTCAAAGGCAAAGACGGTCTATACCAAAGAGCAGAAAATTGTTCAGGTGTCGGCTGTCTTGCTTTTTGACGGCGACATTGCCCCCGACAGCCCCACTTTAAGCGGTGGCTTTGTAATCCTTGACGGCGTAAAACGAAACATCGTACAGGGTACAAAACACCGCAACCCCGACGGCAAAGTTAATTTTACGGAATTGGATGTGATTTAATGGGATTTTCGGTATCATCAAAAATCAAACTCAATATGCCTGTTGTAAAACAGCTTGACAGGGCAAAGCAACAGGCTCTTGAACAGACAGGTGACGCACTTCTTAAACAGGTGAAAAACACGCAGGTAATGCCGTTTGATACAAGCATACTTCAAAACGATAGTACCGCTGTTGATTATTCACAAAGTGCAAATGGGGTAGTTAAAATTGTGTCAAGCACTCCGTATGCAAGGCGGTTGTATTTTCATCCCGAGTATAATTTCAGCCGTAAGGAAAACATTGCCGCCGGCGGTAAATGGTTTGCACAGTGGCTTGAGGGCGGTACACGGCAGAATTTTTGCAGTCAAACATTCACTAAAATATATAGGAGAAATACAGGACTTTGATTTACTTATCGGACATCAGAGATTGGCTCAAAAGCGTTACCTCAGCCGAGCATTATTACATCGGCAAGCTTGACAACAAGCAGGACAGGTCAATCGGTGTGTATTCATTAAAGCAGTCGGGAACACCCACAAGGGCAATCGGCGGTGAAAGCACCTACAATACAATAAGCGTGTCTTTGCTTATCCATTACACCGACAACGCAAGAGAAACCGAGGAGTTTGCACGCAGACTTTACGAAACGCTTTACGGCATTAAAAAAGTTGAAATTAAGGAACACAAAATCTATATAATCGAACTGCTCACGGAAGAACCCGTTGATGTGGGAACAGATGACAAGGGTGTGTATGAGCAGGTCATTGAAGTTAAATTTTATTACGAAAGGAAGTAATTTTATGGCAAAAGTTGAATCGGGAGTATTCCCGTGCTATGAAAATCAGTTTGCGGTTGGCAAGGCAGGAACAGAATCCGCCACGACAAATATTGCTAACTGCGAAGAATTTTCTGTTGCATTTGACAACGGCGTCGAGGAATGGACAGCCTTTGAAAACGAGGGCTGGAAGTCAAGGCTTATGACAGCAAAGTCAATCACAATTTCGGTAAAGGGCAAGCGTACAATCGGTGACGCAGGCAATGACCAGATTGCCGCCCTTGCATTTGAAAACGGCAGAAAGGCAGAAGTTTCGTTTATGTGGACCTTCCCTAACGGTGCAACCGTCCTCTTTAAAAATGCAGTTGTATCCGTTACATCAAACGGTGCAGGCGCAAGTACGGGTGTTGCTCCGCTTGAATTTGAAGTTATGTCAAACGGCAAACCCGTATATACAGCAGCCGCTTAAAAAACGAAAGGAATGAACGATTATGTCAAAGTTAATTGATATTACAGACAAGCTTAATTTTGAGGAAAAGCCGAGTGTCAGAGTTAAAAATGTTGACCTTGCAATCAACAATGACGCAGTTTCAATGCTCAAAGTTGCGGCACTTTTTGAGGACGGCAACGGTAAAAGTAAAGATGTTATCGAAATGTATCATCTTCTTTTTGATGAATCCGAAAGAAAAAAGATTGAAAAGTTACAGCTGAATATGCACGATTTCAACGCCCTTATCAGCGAATCCGCCAAAATTGCAACAGGCGATTTGACTGACGAGGGGGAAGCTCAGACCCCGGCTACGATTTGATTGATGACTTTGATTTAATCGTGTCGAGCTTTCGCTCGGAGTACGGGGTCAGCATTTATTCAAAGGATTTTGCTAAAATGAGTTGGAATGAGTTCTGCTCACTTCTGCAAGGCTTAGGACCCGAAACACCGCTTGCAAGAACGGTTCAAATTCGCCTTGAAACCGACAAAGAAGTCTTGAAAAACTTTACTTCGTCACAGCATAAAATCCGCAACAAATGGCGGTCAAGGAATGTAAAGCACTATTCAGACGAAGATATGAACACCGTTCTTGCAGAATTTCAAAACTTTTTTGCTAATCTGTAAATTTGTACATAAATTTCGCTGTATCTACAAAATTCTTGACAATGTTAATATATAGTGATAAAATGTAACATACACTAACAAATTTATTAAGGAGAGTGTATGTTTATGAAATGTCCACATTGCGGAAACGAATTAAAGGACGATGCAAAATTTTGCGACAAGTGCGGTGCAGGCTTTGGCGGAAACGATTCAACCTCGGCAACCGTAAATCCTGCAAATGCAAAGAAGAAAATTTACAAGCGTTGGTATTTTTGGGTTATTATCGTTGTTGCTATTATGATTGTTGGCGGTGTAAACGGTGCAATTAACGGTAACAGCAGCTCAAACAAATCAAAGCAGGAAACTACTGTTGCAAATCAGAGTTCAGAAAAAGCAACTGAAAAAGCGACAGAAGCACCGACCACAAAAGAAGTTGCAACAGAAAAGCCTACTAAAGACCCGAAGAAGGTTGAAAAAGAATTTAAAGACGGTTGCAAAACAATCGACTTTAAAACTCTTTCAAGAAACCCTGACAAGTACAAAGGTAATGACTACAAGTTTGAAGGTCAGATTATTCAGGTTCAGGAAGGCTGGGGCGATTCGGTTGACCTGAGAATCAATATAACCAAAGAAGAAAATGAGTATCTTGATGAACCATTGTGGACTGATACAATCTACGCAACTGTAGAAATTCCTGACGGTGCGGACAAACTCCTTGAAGATGATGTAATCACATTCTGGGGAACTTGTGACGGCGACTATACATATGAAACCGTAATGGGCAACAATGTGTCACTTCCGAAAATCGACATCAAATACTACGAACTCAACAAATAAAACAAAAAGCCACTCCAAATGGGGTGGCTGTTCTTTTGCAAAATTTTTAAGCGTACATCATAGCGGTGTGCGCTGTTTTTATGCCTGTTTTTAAAAAATCTAAAATGAAAGGAAGTGGTGAATATGGCGACAAAGGCGGGTGAAATTGAGCTTGATGTCAGGCTTACGGGTGATGATATTTCCAAAACATTGCATAAGATTTCCGATTCAATTACAAAAAAGTTTGATTCGGCGTTTTCAAGTCTTTCAAAAGATTTTGAAAATGTAAGCACTGATATGAAACAGTCCTTTTCAAAGGTTGCAGAGGGTGTTTCTCAGAAAACCGATAAAGAGTTTTCAAATATCAAAAGTAGCGGTGAGCAATTAAGCAATTCGGTTTCATCTTCGTTTAAGAAAATAGGAATGGCTGTGGTTGCCGCTTTTTCTGTTGCAAAAATCAAGGAGTTCGGTCAGCAGTGCATTGAATCGGCTGCGGAAGTCAATGCGGCAAATTCACAGTTTGCGCAGACTTTCGGCACAATGCAGTCGCAGGCAGAATCAGCCATTCAGAGCGTTGCCAATCAGAGCGGTATTCTTGAAACCCGATTACAGGGTGTCGGCACAAGCATTTATGCCTTTGCAAAAACTACGGGTATGGACAGTTCAAGTGCTTTGGGTATGATGCAGGAGGCTTTGCAGGTAACAGCCGACAGTGCCGCATATTATGACCGTTCGCTTGAAGACACCGCAGAAAGCCTGAAATCGTTTCTCAAAGGCAACTTTGAAAATGATGCCACACTCGGTTTGTCCTGTACTGAAACCACACGAAATGCGGCGGCTAATAAGCTGTATGGCAAGTCATTTATGGATTTGTCGGAATCGCAGAAACAGCTCACGCTTTTGCAAATGGTCAAGGACGCCAATCAGCTTTCGGGTGCTATGGGACAGGCAAGCCGTGAAGCAGACGGTTGGGAGAATGTAACGGGCAACCTCAGAGAAAGTTGGAAACAGCTCCTTGCCGTAGTCGGTCAGCCTATTCTTCAGGTGGCAACTCAGGTTGTAAAGCGGTTGAGTTCCGCACTTGCGACTTTAACGGAATATGCCAAAGGTGCGGTTGAATCGCTTTCAAAGGTCTTCGGCTGGGATACAGGCAACAACACCGCAAGCAATATCAAATCTGCGTCCGATTCTGCCAAAAGCCTTACGGATACGGCAGATGACAGTTCAAAGTCACTTGATAATGTTCAGAAAAGTTCCGAAAAAGCAAAGAGAAGTGTTGCGGGCTTTGATAAGCTGAATGTGCTTTCAAGTACCGATAGTTCTTCAAAGTCAGATACATCTTCATCAAAAAGCTCATCGGGCGGTTCATCGGGCGGACCTGTTGCAAAGAATGTTGTCAAGGATACAAGCAAAAATCTTTCGGGGGCATTCAAAAATCTATACGAAAAAAGCGGATTCAAAGGCTTTGTCGAGAATGTACAGAAAGGTATTAACAAGGTTGACTGGTCAGCTATAGGCAAGAACTGCAAGACCGTTTTTGATAATGCTGTTCCCATAGTTCAAAAGGCATTCGGCACAATGCAAAAGGTCGGTTCTGCAAAACTCGGGGCAATCGGTTCTGCATTCGGAGCGGTTGCGACAATCGGCGGAAAGTCATTTCAGACCATTTCAGGCGGTGTTGCTAAGTGGATTTCAAAAGACAGGGAAAAGATTATCGGCTTTATAGACACCATAGGCAACAATCTTACAAACGGCTATAACAATCTTTCAATCTTTTTTGATAATTTCGGTACACTTGCAGGCAATGCAATTGACAATGTTCGCCCTCAAATGGAAGAATCAATTTCCAATCTTTTAAGCGGTCTTACAACCTTTGCGGGTTCAGTCGGCGAAGTTGTTTCGGGTGCGTTTTCAATCGCAACCGAAAGCCTTGTTGAATGGACTGAAAATGACGGTGCAACAATCACTGAATTTCTTGAAAATTTACAATTGCAGTTTGCAGATGTGCTTGACTTTATCGGTCAGATTTTCGGAAATATCGGAACAATTATCAGCGAATGGTGGAACGGCAACGGACAGCAGATTTTTCAGAATATTTGCAATATGTTTACCAACATCGGCACAACCCTGATGAATGTTTACAATCAATGGATTAAGCCTGCGTGGGATTTTATCGTAGCAATAGTAAAGTCAGCTTGGGAAAACTGGCTGAAGCCTGTTTTTGAGGGTGCAATAAACTTCTTCGGCAAGGTTGCAGACTGTGTTTCAACCGTGTGGAATAACTTCCTGTCACCGTTTGTAAACTGGCTTGTCAGCTTTTGGGGACCTATATTTCAGAATGTTTTCAATGCCGTAAAAAGAGTGTTTGATAATGTGTTTACATTTATCGGTGGGTTGGTTACCTCTATACAGAAAACATTCGGCGGTCTAATTGACTTCATTACAGGTGTTTTCTCAGGCGATTGGAACAAAGCATGGCAGGGTATCTATGACTTCTTCAAAGGCATTTGGGACGGCATTTGCGCCGTGTTTAAGTTCATTATAAACGCAATCATTGACGGCATAAATGCGTTGTGGACAGGTATTTATAACTTTGTTTCTGGCGTTGTTAATTCAATCGGCGGAATAGCCGGTATTATCGGAGCGGCTTTTGGACAGGATTGGAGTTTTTCAATGCCTGAAAATCCGCCTCTCATTCCGAGATTTGAAGAACCCACGGAATCACCGGCACGAAAATTTGCAAAAGGCGGTATTGTTAAAGCTCCGACACTTGCGGTTGTCGGCGATAACGCAGGTGCTAACAGCGGTAACCCTGAGGTTATTTCTCCTCTTAACAAGTTACAGGGTATGCTCGACAATTCGGGCGGTCAGGATACAGTGATTCTCACACAAATTCTTGACCTGCTTAAACGCATTTATGAAATGTTCATTATCTTTCGCAATAACGGCGGCAACACTTATTCATTTACTGCCGAGCTTGAGGGTTCAACGCTTTTTGAAGAAATGATAAGACAGGATGAGCTTTACAGACGCAGACACAACGGTAAATCCGCATTTGCATAAAGGGGGAAATGATATGTCAAATTATAACGGCTATTTGCTTAAATTCGGAAACAACATAATGCCGAATAAGTACATTACCGCATTTTCGTCAACTCCGAATCAGCGACTTGAAACTTCTGCGGAACGAGATCAGAACGGTACGCTTCAAAGGGCAACGCTGCCAAATTACAAAACAAAAATTTCGTTTTCAACTCACATTCTTCATCTTGACGAAAAGATTGATTTTCAGTCGATTATCAACCTCTCAATGGCGAATAAGTTACAGAGGAAGTGCAGGGTAACTTATTGGAACGATGAAACGAACAGCTATTACACCTCTTATTTTTATATTCCCGATATTGAATATACCGTAATGAATGCCGAAAAGAATGATATAACCTATCAGCCGATTACTGTTGAGCTGATTGAGTATTAAGGGGTGATAAAAACGCTTGTATCTAAAGAAATTGCTGATAAGCTGAAAACAAACACACTTTACAACACCGTTGCCCTGCATTCTCCTGACGGTAGTTTTGAGGATATAACCGGCGAAAGTATCGTGCTTGACAGCTTTTCACTTAAAAATGAAATCGTTGAAAAAGAATTGAAATTCGGCGGTTGCATAGCCTCTGAAATGAGCGTGAAACTCATTGATTATGATTGCTCGGCTTTGATAGGAAAGACGGTACAGGTCATCATAACGGCAACATATCTTGAATCGGAGCTGTATCCGTCAGATGATTTGTACCCGTCAAATACTCTTATTTGTCCTGCCGAAACAGGAACGGTTGAATGTCCTGTTTTCTACGGTAAAATTCAGTCGGCTCAAAGAGATAAAAAACAGCGTAACATCGTCAAAATCACAGCCTATGACGCTTTTTATGATATGTCAAAGGTGGATATGTCTTTGTGGTTTGCAGGCAAAGAGAACGAGGACGGCAGCTTTGCTTATGGTTATGCGCACTATCAAAAAGACGATAATTTTAAGAGCTTTTATTCAATAATCGCAGAATTTGCCAAAGATTATGCAATTACAGGGGTTTCACCGCCGAGCTTATCTGTCTTTAGTGTACCGCTGAAATTTGATGATACCTGCGTGGAAAAGGTTATAAAGGACATTACCTTGTCAGATTTAATCCAAGCTTATGCAGAATTAACTTTGAGCTTTGCCGTTATAGATGCCGACGGAAAAATGCGTTTTAAAAGGTTGTATTCTCAATCTTCCGTTGAAACAATCGATTCGTACAAAGATTTATCCTTTGAAGATTACGAACTTGAGCCTATCCGTATGTACAGTGCTAAGTTTGCTGATAAAAAAGCGTTTTTGTATGGCAACAGTAACGATTTTTCGTGGTATGTTTCCGATAACATTTTGATGAGGTGCAGAACAACAGCAAGTGATATTGGCACAAAATATAATTCTGTTAATTTTTTTGGTGATGTATATAAATACCGCCCGACAAAAATTAAGCTGTTTTCGTATTGGTGGCTTGAGGCAGGCGATAAGTACACAATTAAAACTCCGTTTGAAGATTTGCCGACAATCGAAACATTTGTGTTCAATAAGAAAATGGACGGATTTATAACTGCCCTCACATCAAAGGGCGAAAAACGATTAGGAAAGGAAGTAAAAGAAAATGAACAAATACAATAAAATTGTCTTTGTGAACGGCTCTGCTCCGCCCCTCAATGCCGATAACCTCAACCATATGGACGAGGGGATTGAACGGGCAACAGACGGAGCAATTGCACTTGAAACCGAAATAGCCACGGCAAGAGGTGATTCTAATTCACTTGGGGCAAGGCTTGATAAAACAGACAAGAGTATTGCCCGAAAGCTCAATTCAATGCCGTTCGACAGCGAACCCAAAAATAACAGCCCGTGTTACCTCACAAGCGGAGCAGTTTACAACGTTCTGCTTGCAAAAGCAGATAAAGCCGCCTTGGCAACCAAATACGATTCATCAAATATTGAAAGCGGCACATCAACGCTTACACCATACTCAACCGTTGCCGATAAAATCAAAAGTGCAAACTGTACATATAAGACGATTGGTGACATCGTAATCGTCAGTGCAACGGTCAAAATGAACGCAGTATCTCTTGCCGGCAATAGCATGTGTCCGCTGATTGATTTGCCGTACAAATGTATTTCCGAGGACAATGTTTTTTGTGTCGGTATTTCAAACCTTGGCAAGCTCTTTAAATTTGCCATTCCGAAAAATAACACTTGGCTACAGTTTTCGACTCAGGATAAGACGGCTTACACATTTGCAGACGGCGAGCAAATTAATGTGATTTGCTTGTACAAAATTAAATAACGGAGGTAAAAATAATGGAACTTAAAGAAAAAATCACACTCGATATGCTCACAAAGGACAGCGTGTCGGTACTCAGACAGCAGTTTTTGACCTTTAACGGTGAAGAAA